GGCGTCACGGCTGTTGAGCACGCTCCGTTCTACGTCACACTTCCGAAGTCCGTCATGGCCGCGCACAAGAGAGCCAAGAAGGAGTACGTCCTCGAGCATCCGACAATGGAGAAGATCGAGGTCACATCCGCAGGAGCCATGCTGTCGTACCTCCGACGCATGTGTTCGTGGCCGCCGACGCAAGAGCAGCCGAAGTGGAAGGTTCTCAAGGACCTTCTCCTCGAGAACGGCGACGAGCAGATTATCGTCTTCTGCTGGTTCCACGACACGGTTGACGGACTCGTCGAGCGCATACGTCAAGAGGTTCGCGGCACACGTCCAGTCGAAGTCGTCACGGGCAGCTTCAGTGCCGTGCAGAAGGACGAAGCCATTCGACGTCACCGACTCTCGTCCAACGGCATTCTCATCGCCAACATCGCGGCCTGCAACGAGGGAGTCAACCTCCAGACCGGTCACATCGTCGTCTTCTACGAGCAGGACTACCTGCGTACGGCCAACGAGCAAGCCATCGCTCGCTGCAAGCGAATGGGACAGGAACAAGTCGTGCAGGTCTACAACATCGTTGCTCGCAAGACGGTAGAGGAGGCGGTGTATCGCACGCAGCTCGGTCACAAGAGAGTCATCCACCAGCCGATTCGGCAGCTCATGCACGAGCTGTACGCTATCCCGGACTGACTAGTGGGCCGCCGGCACACTCCTTTCCGAGTGTACCTCTACAAGCCGGCGGCCCACTAGTTCGTTCGAGAGGAGGGAGGATGCCGAGTTTCCGTGTATCGGACGGTCGGAGACCACGAAAGAAGCGGTGGCACGCACGAGCCAAGAGAGGTGTAATCGAGTGGAGTCTCGGTTACTTCACAACGAGGGAGGAAGCACTTGAGCGAGAAAGAGGGTTCAACGAGCACTGGCCGAGGCACAAGCTCGGCCACGAAGGGCGGAACCAAAGAGACGCTGTGTCAGGAAGCGGATCGACTGATTCACAGCGTCAAAGCTGAGGAGTACGGTCACCCGAAGGACAACTTCCGACGTCTCGCGGTCCTGTGGACGGAGTATCTCAAACAGAAGTACCCGTCCGTCCAAGTAGTCGTGGATGAGGACGACGTCATCAACATGTTCATCCTCCACAAGGTCGCTCGATCCATGCAGGTTCCGACGAGAGACACGTACGTAGATGTGGCTGGATATGCCGGTTGCTGGGCTCGCATCCACGAAGGAGAGTGACTATGCTGCTAGCCACATTCATTCGCCAGCTCCAAGTTCTGGCCGAGACAGATAACGTCGGTCCGGCCGCTCACGTCTTCTTCGAGCCCGCACAGAACTGGACGGAGGTTCAGAGTACGGGTTGGAGCGGACAGATCGGTGGAGTCATCCTGACGTCTAGACCGATTGCGAGCTGAACCATGCCGATCACGACCGTCACTACAATGCAAGCCTTCCTACGTTGTCGTCGAGCCTGGTGGCTACAGTCTCCAACTGGACTTGGTCTCGAGCCGGACCGCCCACCCGCACTCGCTCTCAGCTTCGGTACGGCTGTCCACGCCGGTCTGGAAGCCAACGCTCGAGGTGAGGACTGGAGACGAGCGCTTGACGAGGTCCTCGTCCACCAGCGACAAGAGGTCTACGAGGCCTATTACAACAAGGTCGGAGCTCCAATGGCACCGGAAGAGGCGCTCAAGCTGAAGGACTCGGAGAAGCTAGCCGTGTCCGTCCTCGAGCACTACTTCGAGAGGTACTCGGAGGACCACCCACTCGGACAGACATGGGAGTACATCCAACCGGAAGTCGGCTTCGAGATTCCGCTCGACTACCTCGGTGAGGCAGCAGAAGGTTGGCTTCTGCGTGGCTCCATCGACGGTTTGGCCGAACACAAGAAGACGGGAGCCATCGGCGGTGTCGAGCACAAGACGTACTCGCAGAAGACGAACGAGGCTGCTCTCCAGATGGACGACCAGCTGACGGGCTACTTCTTCGCCGTCTGGAAGCTCTTCGGTGTCTTTCCCGAGTCGTTCCTCTACGACGGCATTGCCAAGAAGCTGCCGATCGAGCCGAGACTGCTTCAGAGCGGCAAGTTGTCGAAGGAGTGGATCGACACGACGGAAGGAGTGTATCGGCGCACGTTGGCCAAGCACGGTCTCGATGCGGCAGACTACGCGGACATCTTGGCCCGCCTAGCCGCTCGAGACAAGGAGCCGCAGACGCCGTTCTTTACGCGCTACCGCATCTACGTCCCGGAGCACAGTGTGAGACTGTGGGAACGCAACCTCTACTGGCGCATTCGCGACATGGACGAGGTCGTCTTCACGAACGGTGAGACGGCCTATCCCAACGTACCCTGGACCGGTTGCTGGGATTGCGGAGTGCAGGACCTGTGCAAGGCCATCCAGTTCGACGAGGACGTTCACGGCATTATTTCGCAGTTCTACCGCGAGAACCACGTCGGTCACGCCTCCTACACGCGAGAGGCTTCGCGACCGGGTGAGGTGACTCTGAGGCGAAAGAATCCTTGAAAACCTCTTGTGAGTTTCGGGTAACTTCACTATAATCTCAACAAGAGGAGAAGGAGGAAACGCCGTGGCAGACATCTCTGACCGCTTCCTTCGCGCGTCGGATGTATCCGACAAGTGGGGACTCAATGTCGTACTCTTCGGTCCGAACGGTGCTGGGAAGACGACGCTAGCGTCCACTGCGCAGGATTCGGAGTTCGGACGAGACGTCATCTTCTGTGACGTCGAAGGCGGTACGCGGTCGATCGCCGACCGAGAGGACATTCAGGTCTTCGTCCCGGACCGGTGGAGCGAGATCGCGGACTTCTACGCCTTTCTCGCCGGTCAACAGCACCCGTACCGCACTATCGTGCTCGACTCGCTGGCGGAGCTCTACCACTACGCCATCAAGGACGTCATGGGTGGAGCGTCCGGGGCACCTCAACTTCAGCACTACGGAGAAGCCAACGACCGTCTGGCAACGCTCGTTCGCAACTTCAAGCGGTTCTCACGAGAACTCGGATGGAACGTCATCTTCACGGCTCCGGCCGTCGAAGTCAAGGACGACATCACCGGGATGGTCCTCACGCGCGTCGACCTGACGCCGGGAGCGGCCAAGAGTGTCTTCCAGATCGTCGATACGATGGCGTACCTGGGAGTCGAAAGCAAGAGAGAGGGAGGAACCCTCCAGACGCGGAGATACCTGCAGATCGGACCGACGGGCAACATCACGGCAAAGCACAGGCAGCCGCGATCGGGTAACCCGCTACCGACGCGCATCACAGACCCGTCTCTGGTGAGCATCCTCGCACAGAGGAAGGAGAGCAAGTGAGTCCAGTAACTCTCGACTTCAGCAACGTCGAGGACAGTCAGTTCAAGCAGCTGCCATCCGGTGACTACGAGTGCACCATCTTCGCGATCAACACGAAGAAGGCGAAGGGAGACGGGTCCGAGTACCTCGAGTTCGTCTTCAAGCTCGCAGACTCCGAGCAGCGGTTGTGGAGAAACTACTCTCTGAAGCCGCAGGCTCTGTGGGCGCTCAAGCAGCTCCTCATCCGTCTCGGCTTCAGCGAGGACGAGGTCGGCGGACAGTTTCAGTTCAACGAGCAGGAACTCCTCGGTACGAAGGTCATCTGCCGCGTGAAGGAGACCGAGTACCAGGGTCGTCCGAGCAACGAGGTCATCGACGTCTTCACGCCGGAGGTCGGTGGGGAAGGCGGTTGGAGCTGACACAGTCGCTGGGAACGTCGCCGGTGAGTCCTCCTCGGACGAACAAAGCCCAGACGTGACAGCCGGGAGAGACCGGCCGCACGATCACAACAACGAGTAAGGGAGCGAAATGGGACTGTTTGAAGACCTGGAAAAGCGACTCGGGTGGGTTCGCCACGATCTGACGGAGGCAGAAGCTCTTCTGCACTCGCGAATCGCTGAGGAGATCCTCGGCTGTGCGCAGACGGTGCTGAGCATCCTGCCGAATCCGCTCGGTCGCGAGGCTGCACTGGTCATCACGAAGATGGAGGAGGCGGCTCAGTGGGCTCACAAGGCTCTGTCGCTCGCGGACTCCGTCGCGACGACCGTCGAGCACGCTCCGACAGCGCCGCATCCGACGGAAGCGGCACCAACGGAGACGGCACCGGCGTCAGTGGCATCAGCAGCAGCATCGGCTGCGGCAGCGGACCCTACGGCGGCGGCAAGCCAGAGCCCCGCAGGCACTGGTGGGACCGCTACCACCACGGACACGACCGCGGCTAGCTCGACGCCTACGGCTTAGTCGTGACCGCATCCACCGTGATCGGCGTTGATCCCGGACAGACGACTGGTCTGGCTATGATCAGCACCGACGCGGGGGATCTTCTCGACGCGAAGACGGCGAAGTCAGCTGAAGAGGTAGTAGAAACGCTTCAAAGCTGGCTTCGCCGTCGACCGCCAGGATTCCTCGTGGTCATTGAGGACTACGTCGGTGGAGGATGGAGAGACAAGGACTCGGTCTACACGCTCAAGATGATCGGCCTCGTCCAAGGTTTCCTCTGCCATGCAGTCGAGGGTAAGAACTGGGCAGACGTCGTCGTCCAGGTCCCGCAGAAGAGACAACGATACCTCGAACCCGCTCGAGAGCTCATTGCTCGAACGACGCTCGAGGAACGAACGGCCGACTTGCGTAGTCCGCACGTTCGAGACGCACTCGCACACGCACTATCGAGGAGGACAGATGCCGGAGAGCACGGAAGAGCCCTCGCAACCTGAGTCGGAACCAGAGGTCGAAGACATCCTGATGGAGCCGTGCTTCATTCTCCTGGCGACCGATGCGTACGCAGCAACAGCCGTGCTTCGGTGGGCTGATCGGATGGAGAAGGCCGAGCACAGGCCGGACGTTGCGGACGCAGCTCGAGCCTACGCACTGAAGATGCAACAGTTCGGTCGCGAGCACGGAACGAAGGTCTTGACGGAGATTCCGGAGATGGAGGTGCCGCACGAGCCTCCGGCCAAGCCCGTTCGGCGAGCCGTCCATGGGTGAAATCGTCATCAACGAGATCTACGGACCGGTCCTGCAGGGAGAAGGAGCCACACGCGGTCGGCCAGCAGCGTTCGTGCGTCTCGGTCGGTGCAACCTTGCGTGCAAGTGGTGTGACACGCCGTACACGTGGGACTGGAAAGGAGCCAACGGGCAGGCTTACACACCGGCCAAAGAGCTCAAGCGCATGAGCGTCGAGGACGTAGTCGAGATCGTCCAAGGTATTCGAGCAGATCGCGTCATCATCAGTGGTGGCGAACCGATGCTGCAGCAGAAGGCCTTAGCCGAGTTTATCCTTTGTTTGCCGACACACTCGTTCGAGATCGAGACGGCCGGAACGAGAATGCCGACACCGCTCTTTCTCGGAACACGAGCCACGGTGATAGGTCGGAAGATCTCCTACAACGTCTCACCGAAACTCGAGAATAGCGGCAACAAGAAGCTGACACGCTACAAGCCGGCCGTTCTCAAAGCACTTCGTGACCGAGGTGCAAGGTTCAAGTTCGTCGTCAACGACAAGGTGGACCTTGAAGAGGTCGACGAGATCGTCAAGGAGATCGCTATCGAACGGAGTCGTATCTGGATCATGCCTGAAGGTGTACACGTCGAGGAAGTCATCGCAAGAGCCCGACTGATCGAACCAGCCGTTCTCGACCGCGGATGGAATCTGACGCTTCGAGATCACGTATTGCTGCACGGAGACAGGAGGGGAGTGTGAATACAGCCGTCGAGAACGCGGTTTACGAAATGCTCGACGCAGCCGGAGTTGACTGGCAAGACGACAACTTTGCGGACACGCCAAAGAGGTTCGCTACGTGGGTCAAGCCACTTGCAGTACCGGTGGATCAGGTAACTGTCAAGGACATCCTGTCGGCCAAGTTCTCGGAAGAGCACAAGGAGATGGTAGCCGTCACGAACATTCGTGTACACGCTGCCTGTGCACATCACCTCCTACCGTTTACCGGAGTCGCGCATGTCGGGTACCTGCCTGGCAAGTACGTCGTTGGTATCAGTAAGCTAGCGAGACTAGCCCAGTACATCGCGAACCGCTTCACGCTGCAAGAGCGCGTTACGACGCAGATCGCAGATGCGCTGATGACGCATTTGGAGGCGGACGGAGCCATCGTCGTCGTCAAAGCCGTCCACAACTGCATGGCCGTTCGCGGAGTGAGAGAGCCCTACGCAGAGACGGTAACGAGTGCAACGCGTGGACTCTTTCGAGAGAACGCCAACGGTTGCAAGACAGAGTTTCTGTCGCTCATCCCATCGACGATTGGAGGGTCGTTGTGACTGACGAGGCGGTCGATCCGCAAGGAATGAGGCAGTACGCACCGTTCCCACACGAGCTTGCGGAGTTGGTCGAGAGACTCCGCTACCGTCCGGGCTGGACGTTCAAGCTGGCCGATATCGAACGAGATCCCGCGGACACGCACAGTGGCAGTGCGGGCGGATTGACCTTCATCGGTCTCACTGGCGACTGGGTACGGACACCTCAAGGCGGTCGACGCTACGTTGGAGCTGAGGACGCCTACCATCCAGGTACGCCTCGCCCAGTCTACTTCTACTTCCCGGTACCTGCTGCAACTTACGACAGACAGAGCTGGCGCCGCTGGCTGTTCGACTGTCTGCTACTCGTCGAGAAGCACGAGGCCATGGAGCACTTCGCCTTCGTTACGCACGAAGACTACGAGAACGGTTTGACTGACGAGGAGTTGCCCGTCGAGCGACCGTACTCACCGACACACGGTCCGGGACGCACACCGTACATCATCTTCGAGGTGACGACGGAGGAGAACAAGCGCACCAGTTTCCGCGGGGAGGTCAACGAATGAAGCTCGCACAACGACAATGGTTATCGGAGACTCGACGAGGTCCCGGTAATCCGATGTGGGGTCGGAAGCGCATCTTCTCTCCGGAGCATCGAGAGAAGTTGCGACAGGCTCGACTTGCACGACCGGACAGATCGGCACTTGCTCGTGCGGCTGTAGCCGCTCAACAGAGTCGCATGACTCAAGCCGAGAAGGATGAGTGCGGGCGGCGAATGCTCCGGGCACAAGTGGCGGTCGAGACCGCTCCCGAGCGAGTTGTGCGCTTTCTGCTAGAGGCATCTGGACGGAGATTCGAGAGGCAAAAGCCGATCGGACCGTGGCGAGTCGACTTCTACGTCTCAAGCTGCAATCTCGTCATTGAGGTCGATGGTTGGTGGCATCAGAACACAACCGAGGTTCAAGCTCGAGACAAACGCAAAAACGCTGACCTATTGGCCCGAGGATTCAACGTCCTCCGAGTGGAGGTGGACTGACATCAAGCTTGCCAACATCGTTCCGATTCCGCTACTCGATCGACTCCTGACGGAGGAAGACGACTACCACCTCGTCCTAGGCGATCTCATCGTCGAGAGCAAGGTGTATGCGGACTTCTACGCCGAGCGCGTCAAGCGTGGTGACTACGTCATTCTCGACACGATGGAAGCTGAGCGTCCAGGTGTCGGTACGCCGATGTCGACAATGCAGGAGGCGATTCGGACTCTGCAACCGAGCGAGGTCGTACTTCCCGACGTCAGTGACGATGGAGAGGCTACCATCCGCCGTGCACAGGAGGGTATCGAAGCCTTTCGCGAGATCGGGTATACCGGTCCGTTCATGGCCGTTCCACACGGAGCGTCCTTCCGCGAGTACATCACCTGTGCCAAGGTTCTGTCGCAGCTTCCGGGTGTTGAGTGCCTCGGAGTCTACGAGCAGATCCAGCGCAACTTCAGCATCTCTCGTCGCGCGATGGTGTGGAGACTGTACGGTCTCTTGACCGATACGGGAAAGCACTACACGCAGATTCACCTTCTCGGTGGAGACGAAGACTGTGAGACGCTCGTCAAGACGACACTGAGAAACATCGTCCGAGGTCAAGACTCGGCCAAGCTCACCGTGTGGGGTCTGTCCGGACAGATCGTCACTCGAACGCACATTCCGCCCTACCCTGGACGCCGATTCTTCGGTGGAGAGAAGTACTTCTACGTGCGGGAGGGGAACCTCGCGGCTGGATCGATGGATGGAGTCGAAGTAGTTCCATCGACCTACGTGGAAATAGCAAAGCAGAACATCGCCTACTGGAGGAGGTACGTAGCAGCATGAGCACCGAACCGCTTGATATCCGACCTGGACGACGGACCAAGACGACGGAACAGACGGAGCCGAAGCAGATCCTGACGATCACGGTCTTCGTGGGGATGTACGACTGGGTCAAGAAGCACGTCAAGGCGAGCCCGGAGTACCGGTCCGTCGCTGACTACATCCGACAGCTCATTCAGAAGGACCGTGAGCGAGTCGAGCGTGAGGAGGCCAAGAAGAGTGCTTGAGCGCACGCCTCTGACGTTTGACATCCCACGCATTGTCGACCGTGGGACGGACGCTGGTCAGCTGTTTGCTGGAAACGGAGTGCAGTACTACGACCTGTGCTGTGGAACGGGTTGCACTGGACTCGATGGCATTCTCCTCGAGGAGATCTTCGCACAGGTTGCAGAGATGCCGCTCAACACGTACGCCTACGAGACGGAGTTTCGAGACGAGGCCGAGGACGAGTTGCGACTCATGTATCCCGGTTACGCTTTCGCCTTCTTCTCGGGAGGTGCCGAGTGTGTCGAGGCAGCTCTGCGCGTAGCAGACGTCCTTGTCAGCCCTCTTCGACCACCAGTCACGTTGTCGTTCACGGGAGCCTTCCACGGAAAGACGTTCCGAGCGGGCCGTCTTGGAGACATGCGCCATCACGGCAAACACTTCCTTGTCGCCAACTACGAACGTCCGACCCTGCCTTCGCCGTACCACGAGCCGGCACCAGGAGGAGAGACGGGAGCTCTCATCGCACCGACGACCATCATCTTCGAGCCGATGCAAACGCGAAACGGCGTTCGTCCGATGAGTCAGACGCAGATGGACGAGCTCTTCGCATACGCCATGCAGTGCGGCTCAATCGTCATTGCGGACGAGATCAGCACGACGATTCGGAGTGGCTATCCGTTGCTCTCCTGTGCAAATGTGACGGGATACAAGCCCGACATCATCTGCGTTGGCAAGAACATCGGTCAAGGCATTCCGGTTGCCGTTCTCGGCGTTCGAGCCGACCACGTCGACGCCGCAGAGAGAGTCTCGCTGACGAGTGGCTTCGGAGGCAACGCTCTTGCGTGTGTAGCCGTCGAGCGGACGCTGCACCACATTCGAGTCAACAACATCCTCGAGAAGATCCAGAAGCGGGGTGTGGAGTTTCTCAACGCTTTGACGGCGGAAGTCTCCGACCTGGTCCACCAAGTCGTCGGAGTCGGCTTCTGGTTCGGTCTCGAGCTCAAGGTCGAGGCTATTCCGGTTGCTCGAGCGCTTGCTCATCGTCACTGGATCGTCAGTCCAGCAGGACCGATGTCGATTCGGTTGTCGCCACCGTTCGAGCTGCAGGATGCGATCTGGTTCGAGTTCTTGAGCGACCTACGGGAGGTTCTCAGTGCCGAGAACTAGACCGTCAGGTCCGCGCTTTCCAGCGGTAATCATCAACGACGACGGTGTCGAAGCTCTACCGTTTCTCCTGAAGGCTCTCTATCACCTTCGAGGCTTGGTGACACCGATCGCCTTCTTCTTGCCGGATCGAGATCGGTCAGGATGCGGAGGATACATTCGAACTCGTGGAGAGCCGATTCCGTTTCATGAGGTGGACACGCCATTGACGAACGTTCCGGTCTACGTCGTAGATGGCTATCCGGCTGAGATCGCCTACCTCGTCAAGGTGCGGTACAAGCCCACTCGAGCGCGCGTCGTCTCCATCAACCGCGGCCACAACTTCGGAACGTTCATCTTCAACAGCGGTTGCGTCATGGGAGCGGTTCAAGCCAACTGGCTCGGCTTTGCCTCACTGGCACTCAACTGGCCGGAGAAGGAGATGCCCGGACCGGCAGACGGAGCCGTACTCGCATCGCTCGTGACAAGACTGTGGACGAGTCCGGAAGAGGACATGCGCAGCTCTCTGTGGTGCGTCAACTTCCCGACCAAGTATTCCACTCCGCAGCGATTGGTACAAGTGGGTCTCAGCCGGGTTCTGCCGGTGACGTATACTAAAGTACAGATGGGTGAGTTTCGCCTTATGGATAGGTCGCTCGAGATCGGTCCCGGAGATGCTCACGACGTTCTCGAGCGGGGTGTCGCGACCGCGGTCCCGCTCAACTCCGCAACCTTCACGATGCAAGGGAGCTACTGATGTACACGTACTGGAAGGGCGAGGACCCGATGATGTTGGCGAACCTCGAGTTCGACGGAGCCAACAGCGTCATTCTCAACACGTACACGCCGAGAACTCGCGTCGCGCTATTGACGGTTTGCTCGTGGGCTAAGCCGTACAGTCAGTCGCACATCCACAGAGCCATTCGGCAGGACCTCATGACGACTGGTCCGAAGGGCGGTCTTCTGAACCAGATCGACTACATCCACCTGTCGAGCGCAGGAGTCATTCCACACGCATGCGAGAAGTGGTACCCGTTCACGGCCTACGACTGGAACAATGCACGCGTCGATACAGAGGCTCTGACGGAGGCTCTGGAGGTGTACATTGCCGAGCGGTTGATGCGATTCGTCAAGCGGTTCGAGTCCCACTATAGCCACTGGGTGACCTACTTCCGTGGAAACTCCACGACGTCGAAAGCCATTCTCCGCGTTCAGGAGCAGCTTCCACTGACGCGCTCACAGCCGTACATCGGTTCACCGGCAGAGGTCATCTGGCGAAACGTCTTCGTCTCATCACGCATCTCAGCCGATATGACCGTCCGTGAGAGTCTCCTATCCGGCTACTGCGACCCAGACGTTGCGCTAACCCTACCCGTCAATCTGGATCAGCTCCAGGCAACCCTGAAGGAGGTACTTGATGTACAAGAGTAGCGTCGTCATTTGCAGTGGCGGGATGGACTCCGTCACGCTGGCGTATGAAGAGGCTCGACGAGGGAAAATCCAGCTTCTCTCGTTTGACTACGGTCAGAGACACAAGAAGGAGCTCGAGTGTGCGCGGATGTGCGCTGAGGACCTCAACGTTCCGTGGGAAGTTGTTGACTTGACGTCGCTTGGTCGTTTGCTTCACGGCTCGTCGCTATCCGATCGTCGAGTAGACGTACCGGACGGACACTACTCCGCACAATCGATGAAGCTGACGATCGTACCGAACCGCAACTCGATTATGCTCAACTGTGCGGTTGGGGTCGCTATCGGAACCGGGGCGGAAGTCGTCTACACGGCAGTGCACAGTGGAGATAGAGCCATTTATCCCGACTGTCGAGAAGAGTTTGTTCGAGCGCTCAATCAACTCATTCGCGTCGCGACTGAAACGAGCGTTCGCGTGGAGGCTCCCTTCGTAAACGTGACGAAGGCGGATATCGCCTCGATCGGCAACAGATTGGGAGTCGACTGGACGAGAACGTGGTCCTGCTACAAAGGCGGAGAGATCCACTGCGGACGTTGCGGCACGTGTACCGAGAGACAAGAGGCGTTCCATCTGGCCGGGGTTGAGGATCCCACTCCGTACGAGGATGCAGAGTTCTGGAAGACCGCAGAGGCGAACGCATGAAGTTGCGATCGGGATTCTGCCAGAATCCAGAGTGTCGCTGGCTCGGTGAGTGTCCGGTCTTGCTACCGGAACACATGATTCCGAAATGGCACTTCAAAGCCGGACTCGCTAAGGGTGATCCGACAGATCCGTCTAACATTGAGTGGTGGTGTCCGACTTGTGCGCGGATCAAGACTCGCGCTGAGCAGCGTACGGACGAGTATCGAGAGTACGTTCGGACCTGGGGTACCGGCAGGAGACACCACGCGGACTCGATCGAGAAGGTAAGAGCATCGGCTCTTGCAAGGGAGGCTCGGTGGAGAGTATCTGGAGTTCGACATGACTGAGAGGTTGAGCGAGCAGCTGCCGGTCCAGCCGTCTGAGACACACAAGTGGGCGGCTTGGTGCTCACAGCACACAAGTCACCCGATCGACTGCTTCTGGGAGCATCACCCGGAGGTGTGCGAGGAACACCACAAACTACAATGTGAGGAGTGTCATGGAATCCGAATCCGAGTCCCAACCGCAGTCGAGCGACACGAACGAATTCAAGCGCAACGCGAGACCGCTAGTGTCGATCAGCAAGGAAGTGGAGTTCGATGCGGGACATCGAGTTCCGGCACACAAGAGCAAGTGTCGGAACCCACACGGCCATCGCTACCGGGTTCGGGTCCTGTGCGAGGGAGTGATCCAACCGACAGATGCGGGTAGCACAGGTGGCATGCTCGTCGACTTCGGAGACCTGAAGTACTTCCTCCAGACGCTGGCTGGACTACTCGACCACGCCATGATCATCTGGAAGGGTGATGACGAGCTGCTCGAAGCCTTTAGAGGTCACGACTGGAACACGGCCGTCTTCGAATACGTGCCAACGGCCGAGAACATCGCTCGCTGGTTCTACGACGAGTTGTCAAGAAGCGTCAACGCTCGCTACGTCAACGACTTGCGCGTCTCCGGTGTCAGTGTGTGGGAGACGCCGACGAGCTGTGCGCACTATCGAGGCGATCGTGGCTGACCACACGATCTCCGGTGACTGTGCAATCTGCGGCATCTACCGGTACTCGCTCCACAGAGATCACATCGTACCGAGATGGAAGTTCAAGTACGGTCTGGTTGAGGGAGACCCGACAGACCCGGCGAACTTCCAGTACCTGTGTGCCAACTGCCACGAAGACAAGACCCGAGAGGAGTTCTTGTCTGACGAGTACCGAAGAATCGCGGTCGCTCGAGTCGGTCTCTACACGGATGAGTACCGAGAGCGACAGCGTCAGGACCGTCTCGGAAAACAACACACGTCGGAAGCAAGAGCCAAGATCGGTGCGTATGCACGCAACCGTCCACCGGAAGTTCGAGAGAAGTTGCGGCAAGGTGCACTCAAACAACATCGAGGAGGGATCGTATGATAGCGCACTACTATGGAGGTACTCGTCTTGACTGATCTCGGCATCCACCAAGTCCAACCGGGCGAGCAACCCGGACCATTCTCGACCGAGATGACCGTTGTGACGTTGATGACGGACGAAGGACCAATGCACGTCGTCAAGTTCACCATCATCGCGCTACAGGGTCGAATGACGATCTACCCAGTTGGCAAGGTTGCCAAGCAACTCGGACAGCAGTTTATGCAGAAGTCGCGGGAGTGTCTTACCGGTCTCATCTTGCCGGCGGGTTCGGCCAGTGCCAATGGTGACCATCCAGGTGAGACTGGTGAGGAAGAAAGTCAAGAAAGCACTTGATTTCGTGGGTGCGTTTCACTATAATATAAGCAAGAGGTACAAACAAACGGAAGGGAGAGCAGCAGTGGCAACTACGAACGACAACGACATCCGCCACCCGGAGATCACGCTGAAGCTCGTCGGAGAGGACGGCAACGCGTTCTTTATCATCAGTCGAGCTCGTCAGGCCATGCGCCGAGCCGGACTGCCGACGGCGGAGATCGAGGAGTTCTCGCGAGAAGCCACGTCGGGGGACTACGACAACGTCCTCGCCACCTGCATGAAGTGGTTCGACGTCGAATGAAGAGCGTCTACGGCTTCAGCAAGGTGCGCGAGACGAAGAACAAGGTCGTCTACCGCTGCGAGAGAATCGAGACCGATCTCTACATGCCCAAGGACGAGTTCCCGGAAGGCATTCCAGAGTCGCTCGAAGTCACGATCGAGGAGGGCAAGTGAGTCAGTGCAACACGTGTGGAGCCAAGATCGAGTGGGGCTTCGCAGCGGGGAGATACGTACCACTCGAGCCCGTCGCGACGGATGAGGACTTGCCGAAGTCGTTCGTGACGACGGATGGTGCGTTCCGAGCGGACCATCGCGAGCGTCATCACGCAGGAGCGATCGAGGTCACGAGACTTCGAGTCAAGATTCCTCCGACGCGAGTAGCTCACCTGTTCGATCAGGACGACATGACCTGTGGCAACCCAGCGGATCCGTACGAGAGTTGAGAGCCGTGACCGAACGAGACGATCTGTGCAGTCTTCTCGACTGTGAGAACTGCTCTCTCGTCGACGTCCATGCCGTCCAACCTCCCGTCTTCGGAGACGGACCGTTCGAGGCACCACTCGTCTTCGTTGGAGAGGCTCCCGGTCGCACAGAGGCTCAGCAAGGGAAACCGTTCGTTGGACGAGCCGGTCAACTTCTGAACGCCACGCTGACCGAGTGCGGTATGCGACGAGAGGACGTCTACATCACCAACGTCGTTGCGTGCCGACCAACGGTCAACGGTGTCGATGCTCCACCGGACGAGCGAGCCAGACGAGCCTGTTACGATCGTCTCATCGCCGAGATCTCGTGGCGAGACCCGAAGATCATCGTTGCTCTCGGAGGCACGGCTGCACAGGTGATGTGCAACACGGATCAGCCCATCAGCAAGATCGCTGGTGCACCGTACTACAACGGGACACTGGACTGCTTCGTCATTCCGACGTATCACCCAGCGGCCGTCCTTCACGGCAACCTCGGGATGTTCACAGACATTCTCGACGTCGTCAAGCGAGCCTGCATGATCGTCCGCGGAGAGTTGCCGGCACCGAGGCAGGAGTTCGAAGTTCCGTACGAGTTGTGCGAGACGGCCGGTCAAGTCGAGCGGACGTTGAACGAGCTGCTCCACTACGCAGGTGTAGCTCGGCGGTTGCACCCGAACCGTGGACCACTGCAACTCGCACTCGACACGGAGTCTACCGGACTGACATGGGTGCAACATCCGCTCCTCTCGGTGCAGATCTCCGATGGCGAACACCAGTGGGTTCTCGTCGGTGACGCACTTCTCCAGGAGGTGAACCGACTCAAGTTCAAGGCTCTCCTCCGACATCCGGACGTCGAGTGGATTCTCCACAACATGAAGTACGACTTCAAGGTCCTCTACCACCAGTTCGGACAGGTACCGAAGGTCGCGGTTGACACGATGTGTCTGGCTCTCGGTACGACGGAGAGACAGCAAGCGGTTGGTCTCAAGTACCTGGCTCACGCCTACATGAACGCTCCGCTCTACGAGGAGAAGCTCGTACCGCACATGGGCAAGGAGCCGGAGCCGTTCAAGAACATTCCGCTCGACGTTCTGGCCGAGTACGGTGCGGCAGACGCCTACAACACGTGGCACCTCCGACCGATTCTCGACACGATGGTCGAGCGCGAGGGAGCGACGAAGCTGTGCTACGAGCTTCTCATGCCAGCACAGAGAGCCTTCGCTCAGATCGAGTACCACGGCATTCTCATCGACACGGACTACGTCGAGGAGCTCGAGCGAGAGTGGCTACCACTTCTGGCAGAGGATGAGAAGTGGATGCAGGACTACGCCAAGGTGCGAGGGTTCACACCGACGCAGGTCCTGAAGGGAGCTAAGCCGGGCGATCCGCTCAACCCAGGGTCTCCGCAGCAACTCATGCACCTGTGCTTCGACATTCTCAACCTCAAGAAGCCGCAAGGACGACGCACGACGGATGCTGAGTTCCTCTCGGCTAACAAGAACCACGAGTTCGTCGAGAAGCTGTCGCACTACCGCAAAGCCAAGCACATGATGAGCACGTACGTCTACGGCTTCGTCGACGACATTCACCCACGAGACGGTCGAGTCCATCCGGACATGCTTCTCTTCGGGACGGTGACGGGACGCCTCTCGATTCGCAATCCACCGATGCAGACGATCCCGCGCGAAGACACGATCGAGACAGGCTTCGGTTCGTGCAAGAGGCTCTTCATTGCCGGTCCCGGATACACGTTCGTCCATGCTGACTACTCGCAGCTGGAGCTTCGCATTGCCTGGCACTTGACCGGCACAGAGGGTATCGGTCAAGCCATGCGATCGGGTGACTTCCATCGTGCAGCCGCGGCCAAGATCTTCGGCAAGAGACCGGAGGAAGTCACGTCGCACGAGCGAGAGGTCAGCAAGTTCGTGACCTACGGCATTGCCTACGGTCGAGGTCCGTGGTCACTGGAAGAGGAGCACGGTTGGGCTCCAGGTCAGGGTCAGGCCTACATCAACGAGTTCTGGTCCGGCTTCCCGCTCTATCACGAGTGGTACCGCCGGGCACAGTGGCAAGCCGTCCACACAGGCTTCGTCACGACGCCGTTCGGACGCAAGCGGCGATGGAACCTCATCACGGACCTGACGAGAGGCACAATCGAGAGACAAGCCGTCAACGCACCGATTCAGGCAACGGCATCCGATCTCTGTCTCAGTTCGCTCATTCGGCTAACGGACGAGCTTCGAGAGCGTGATCTCGGTTGGCCATTGTCAACGGTGCACGACTCGATCGAGTTCGAGGTTCGCAGCGAGCGTCTGGAAGAAGCCATCGAACTCATCACAAGCATCATGACGACGCCACCGTTCGAGACGACGGCAGAGTTCACGGTCGACATCGGCTACGGTCGGAGTTGGGGGGATCTGACCAAGTGGAGCCGGTAAGTTCTGGCGATAGGGAGGAGCGTCACGTAGAGGCTACGCGCTCCGGTAACGGAGACAGCGACGCGGGCGGTGGTTAGGAAACCGTTCGTAAGACAGACGCGGGCGACGCAGATGGGAAGGAGTGGATCGATCCGGTGAGGGTGCACTAGTAGCCGGGGAGAGGTACCAATCGTCAGACTCGCAACAACAAAGAGAGGAAGACAGTGGGAGCAACAGACCGCAAGAAGCTCATCAAGACGGGGGAGAAACTTCTCTCGGGACCGACGCCGACGGATCGAGCGGGCATGCTCAGCCTATGCGAGGATCTTCTCAACACGGCACAGGAGATCGTTGACGACTTCGAAGAGCAACGAGACAACTTCGGTACAGCGTCCGGTCTTCTCGAGTCGTGGGAGGAGAACTACGGTTGTCAGCAAGACGGTTGGGACTCCGCCGTTGTGAGTCTCGACGACATCAAGTCTCGTCTTGAGGAGGCGGAAGAGACGCAAATGGTGCGGTGCACACTGTGTGGTGGGGAGGGCACGCTCGAGACAACACTCGAGACTGATGAAGAACCGACGGAGTGCACACAGTGCGGAGGCACGGGTGAGATCGAAGAGGAGGTCGAGTTCGACCCGCACGTAGCCTTCGAGGAGATCGAGTCCGCCTGGCAAGAGGGAGTGACACAATAGTGGACGAGGACTATCTCAAGTCGCTCATCGACCGCGTACGTCCGCACACGATGGTGTGGCCGGCCTCACTGCACTCGCTAGCCCATCTCGTCGAGTACGTCCTCGATCACGACATACCCGGAGACTTCGTTGAGTGCGGAACGTGGAAGGGCGGTTGCTCGTTTCTCATTGCAGACATCCTCAAGCACCGGGGAGTGGAACCGAAGGAGCGATTGGTCTGGATGTTCGACTCGTTCGAGGGTATGCCGGCACCAACGCCAGTAGACGGCGAGCGAGCTCAGCGATTCGTGCGTGAGACGGACAGTCCGCGTTACTACGACAACTACAAGGCCGAGATCGGAGAGGTAGTCGCCGCAGCTCGAGCACTCGGTCTGCGACTGTGGCTCCTTCCGGTCAAGGGCTGGTTCAACGAGACGCTTCCGAACTGGAGTGAACGCACGGCAAATCGACCGATCGCTCTTCTACGTGTCGACTGCGACTGGTACGAGAGTGTCTCCTGTGCACTGTCGAACTTGCGCGGCTTCGTTGCTCCCGGTGGCTTCATCGTCCTTGACGACTACTACTGGTTCGAGGGAGCTCGAAAGGCCTTTGAGGACTTCCGTCCGTGGACGGGTTGGTCTGGTGTGCACAGTGTCTACTCGGCGTCAGCTAGTAGTCTCACGGCAGAGAGCGCGTGGATTCAGCGAGTCAAGGAGACACCGAGGGACTTCGACCCGCGCACGTCGATTTACGTAGAGCCCCAGGAAAAAGTCGAGTTATAAAGTAGTTGACGACATTCGATCGTCGGCATAGCCTAGGATTTGCCTATCAATAAATCCTCGGCGGCCGGCCTTCTCGAGAGGACCAAAAATGGGTCACATTGCCGTAGAAGAGTGCGTAGTGCCGCAGGCTGACTTCTGGTTCTGCGGATCCGGACAGGACTCAGCGGATTGGACTCCGGGAGACTTCCTCCTCGTGCGCAATCCGCAGTTCGTTGGCAAGCTGATTCGCTTCGGTGAGCGCATCGACTACCACGGCAAGACACCCGAGAGAGGTGGCATCGACCTCGCGGCCTACGCCTACTGGAATCACGCCGTTGCTGTCTACGACGAGACCGGTACGCTCGTGCAGGCCACTCCGAGAGGCATCGTCAAGAACGCACCCGGGACGTACAAGCCGACAAACTACGTCTACGTCCACCTAGACGTTGGTCACGACAACAACGGTCGCTTTCACGGTACACCCGGTCCGCAGATCTCGCGCCTGCGAGCTCGAGAGTACCTCGACTACCATGTCGGAGACGAGTACGGCTGGTTGACGGTCGCAGTCGGTATCCCGATCAACCTGCTCACGGACGGACATCTCACGCTCGGCGTAGCACAGAGTGAGATCTGCTCCGGACTAGTCGCGCAGATGACGGAGAGGTACGGCTGCCTCTATCCGGAGAGTGCCGGGATGATTATGCCCGCTGACCTCGCGTACATATTCGACATCCCGGCACCTCCAGGGTGGATCGCTCAGAAGTGAACTAGCGTCGAGCTAGTCGCAGCGAACGTCAGAATGAAGCCGAGGACGAACAGTAGCAACGCTACCACCGTCAACGAGATCGGCTTCGTGACGATCTGAACGACGAGGACAATGGCTGCCGCAAGGCAGAAGATGAAGCCCCAGATGTCCACAGTGCTCTCCTTTCGTCCCTCCACCTCACGCTGGTACCCAGCGACCTGTACGAATGAATCCGTGACTCGGACACCGACCGCACCTCAGTGACGGTGCAATCGTCAGCGGCTCGACTTGGACGAGCTCGTGTTTGCTCTCCGGATGGGAGCCTTGGACGTTTTTGAAGCCGACCCAGCCACCGCACCAGATGTCGCCTTCGCGGTGCGACTCGTGGATGCCGATGAAGATCGCTTTCGGGTCTGCGGGCTTCTCGCCGGCTGGGTACCCGATGATGCGCCCTGTGCTGAGCTTGTATGTTCGCTTGAAGTAGTGTGTTCCGCCGAGGTCCTCTCCGGCGCGGATCCACTCGTCCCAGTCGAACGGCTCCTGTTCATCAGCCACGTCTCAGCCCTCCTGTGCTCACTGTGGATGTGTTCAACCGTTGCGCCGGCTGTCGGAACAGTCGGATGATGCTTGCGACAAGTCTTGTACGGCGTTCCCTCAACTGTGTACTTGGCGATTCTAGCACAGCCCTTGACATGGCAGTTGTGCGTGCGGTACAGTGAGATGACTCCACCGAGAAGAGCGACTTCACCGATGTCTGAGCCGAAACCGCTCCAGAAGTTGTAGTAGGTGCTATAGGCACCTGTCTTGATGTGCGTACCCGTGTGGACCTCAATCCACCACCAGACGAGTCTCAACCAGTGCATTTCGAACCCTCCTAGTGACCGTTGCCAACCGAGCAGTGCACAGCCGTGCAGATGTCGTCCATCTCGTGAAGGACGTGCTCGATTAGCGGCTTCGTCTCGTTCTGGAACTTCTTCGTCACTTGCGCTTCCCGTTGCATGACTTTGTTGCGTTGGAGGGTGGCGGCATGAACTTGGTCCTCGAGGTGGGTGAGGTGCTCCGCATCGATCAGAATGAAGAACGGAGCCGTCACAGCCCACGCAATGACGAGCACCAGGGCGACATACGCCGCCCAGACTAGTAGCCGACGAACGCGGTTAGTCAACTCTCTCATGGCACTCTCTTCCTTCCCATCTCGTAGCCAGTGTGCCAGCCCAGATGACCGTCAACGATTTGGCTGAGACCGGAGACCCGCTCCGAGAGGTGCTCGAAGTCTGCAGCTACTTCGTTGAGCTTCGTCTCGAGACGCACAAGTGCGTCTCCGGCTCTAACTCCGTCACCGTTCTTCCCGACAGGTGAGACTTCGTCCGTGACCTCTTTGATCTGCCGTCGGAGGAACGTTCGACCGAACCGAGCGAATACGCCCACGGCGGTTACACCAGCCGCAATACCACCCATGATGACGGCGACACTTACGGCCGTACCGAGACTCGTACCACTTGCCGCACTGATGAGAGCGTAGATCACTGTTTCTCGAATCCCTGGATTTTAGGTGAAACTCTTCGGATACGTGTAGATTAGGTTGACGACAGATCAGCTCGGGCATCCCGTGAAATGCCCGAGTGGGCCCAGCAAGCTAATCCGGATGATCCTACGTAAGCGACCTAGCCGTGTACGTGACGAACTGCGGTGCGTTTGGCTCTCCAACACGCTCGAGTTGCCTCAACTGATCAGCCGACATGATCTGGACCGGAGCGTTTGTTGCGACTGTCCAGACGTAGACCTTCTGACCGTTCTGCAAAGCAGTCAGAGCCTCGTCAAGAGTCGTCGTTGGCACGAATACGGCTGATCGCGGAACGCGAACTCGCGGTGTAGGTGCTCGAAGATACGTCGGAGCTCGCACAGGTGCCTGCACCGGAGGCTTTGTGACCGTCACCTTCGGCGGCAGAACCGTCGGCACAGGTGCCTTTGCTGCGTACCACAGCGGAATCGGCTTGAGGACGACATCCTCGTCGTAGGACGCTCCAGGAATCGTCAGCACAGGTCGGACTCTCTGGTAGAGCGCGGTCAAGCCGTTGATCTCCGACCCGGAGACTCCGTTGTCGTCCATGGCGTTCTGCCAGTACAGCCCGCTCAGCTGACTACCGATCTGCTGAATGGCGTAGTTGGTCGCGTACGGACCGGGAGTGAACAGTCCGTCAAGAGCTGCGATGAGTGCTCGTCCGTACTCGATCAGTGCAGAGATCTGAACCGCACCCGGCTGAAAGTCTGCCAGTGCGAACGGAAGGTACGTTCCGCTTGGAGCACCGAGAGCGAGCATCTGTTCCTTGGCCGTCGTCCCGTCCTCCGTACCTGCGGGAGCTCCGCCGAGTGGACGAGTTGCAGCGGCTTCGAAGATGCCACCCCACCCGATACCGGACGAGAGGTAGTCCTCGACCTGTGCCTTGGTCGTCGCTCGCAAGTACGTTAGAACACCGGCGTAGCCTGCGGCTTTGATCTCGCTTCCGGATGGCGGGTAGAGCGCGTCGATGACACCGTAGGCGTGATCGCCTCCGTGTCCCTCGAGCATGAGGCAGTGCCAACCTTCCGGGAAAACGTACGTGCATGGAGTCATTACAGGGATCCTTTCTTCGCAATCTTGGCAACGATGAAGTGAGACGTGCCCTCGATCATGACGACAACGTGATCTGTGACGACGAGAGCAAGTCCGGTAGCGAACATAGCTCGCACAGACCCGTGATCGCCGATAAGTCGAACTGTCGCGAACGGTGGTGTTGTTGTCGGAGCGTAGGCCGTAACGACACCCGGGAACGAACGGTGCTTGTTGATGTGCCGCATGACGAAGCGCTCGAGCTCCCTCTGCAACTGGTTCGGTAGCGATATCACAGCGGCGTACCTCCCCAGCGAGCTGTGACCTTCATCATCGAGCTTGTTCCTGTTAGCGGAAGCGTGATCTTCTCAGCGAAGTAGTTGCCGTTGATGCCGATTCGAGGTCGGTAGACGTGGAGAAGATCCTCAACGTCGAGAGCTGGGTTACGAGCTACTGTCATCGAAAGGTAGTCGATACGACCGAGACTCATCAGGAGGTTCTGCTTCGCAATCGTCTCGACCTGAATCTGCGTCGTAGCTCCCGTCGCCGTATCAACCGTTGCCATGTCACCGTACGGTCCGTTGACGTACGTTGGTGAGTTCGGGTTGGTGTCCTTCACGCGGAAGACCGGACCCGTGGCCTTGTAGTTCGGTGTCTGTGTTGTCGAGTAGAGCGTCATGTTGTTCGTCTCGCCGGCGACTTTCCAGTCGTTGTAGGCGGGACCAGCAACCGTCAGCTTTCGCGAAACCTTGTAGAAGCCGGGCTGACCTTGCGTCAGTGTCCAGACAACCGGGAGAATCTGTTTGTACGGTGGTGTCAGTGTGATCGGCGACTGCTGCATTCGAAGGACGGCCGTTCCGTTGACGTCGAAGAAGACCTCCGCACCCATTGCCGTTGCGATCATCGTCACGACTGTTGCGTGCGTCGTCTGACTCGTGATGCTGAACGGTGCTCCCGTCACCGTTAGCGAAGACGGCAGCATCAACTGCATCTTGCCGTTCTTTGGTGGTGTGTGCAAGTACGGCTGAATGGCCGTAATCAATGTCGTCCCCGTTGGCCACGACACGCCTGTCACGAGCTGTGCAAGACCGAGCCACGAGAAGAAGTCTGTGCCCTTGATCGAGATGACGACGTTGTTACCTGTGTCTGTCCACTGTGCTGTCGTGATGATGAACGTTCCGCACGGTACAAGGTACTCCGAACCTGTTGGGTAGCGAAAGCCAGCCCACACCTTGATCGTGTTGCGGAAGTACGGCAGCAGAAATGTGGACGAACCGATCGGCGGAGGAGTCAAAGCACCCGTCGGATCGAAGCACGTAATCGACAGCGTCCGTCGCGGATTCTGCAGGCAGGAGATCTGGATTGTGCCCGACAGGATTGTGAGTGTGGCGGATCGAAGCGTACCTGTGACTGTGCGGTAGATCGTCGCCTTGCGAATGAACTGCGTCGTACCGCTCGCGAGTGCTGGATACCACTTCGATGTGACGGTCTGCATCTACGGAGCCTTCGCTTGACTCATCTGCGTCGTGATCTTGAAGACCGGCGGGAACGTCCGCATGACGGAGTAGGACGCTTTCGGACCGAGAATGACGTAGAGCTTCATGTTGAGGTACCCGAACTGCAAGCACAGGGCTGCGTTGATAGCCCACAGCTTCTCCCATGCCGAGATCGTTGTGAGACCTGTGTTGCCCTTGATCCAGAACGACAATGTGAACACCGGACCACGCTGGACGTCGTACATGGCATCGTAGTCGGAACTGCCGAGAGGCGCTTCGACCGTCATAGCCTTCGTCTTGCTGTACTGGAACTGATTCTGTGTTCCTGTCGTGTTGATGCGAACGGCCGTTCCGGCTATTGTCTTCGGTGTGAACAGCCAGCACTCGCCGTTTGTGACTTTGCGTGTTACCGGAGCGGATGTCTTCGACGTGACGGTCTTTGTCGTTGTGATCGTCGATGCGTACGCTTTGTAGT